CGTATTTACTCATTTTATAATCTAGTAATATTTTTATTCTTCATTTAAAACCATTTCAACAATTATATTTAATTCTTCTTCTTCTTCTTCTTCATCTTCATCAATATATTTTATAATATCTTTTTCAACAATACGAGATAAAGCACTTCGTTGTCGTTCTATTAATTCTATTAGTACATTAGGTATATTATGTAAATCACTAATCATGAAATCAATTACTCGCATTATCCCATATATAGAACAAATCTCTTTTTGATAATTAAATAAATGTTTTTTTAAATTTTTATTTTCTTTTTTTAATTCATTATATTGTTCCTGCATCAATTTAGAAAATTCCATATAGTCATTATCGTTATTAATAGTATTAGGATTATTATTCATTATTAAAATATAATTAAATAGTATATATTAAAATGTCTAATAAATCCGATAAACCAAAAAATAGAAAATCATTAAAACCTTTAAAAGTAAGAGACAAAACAGATAATTTTGCAACAGATATACCAACTTTATTTAATCTCCCTTTTAGATTATTAATAAATGGTCGTTCTGGTAGTGGAAAATCAAATATGTTAGTAAACCTATTATTAAATGATGCTTATCCATATAAACAATTATTTGATGGTGATAATATTTATTTATTCAGTCCAACAGCAAGTGGGGGTGATTATAAACTAGATGTTTTAAAAGAGGAATTAGAAATTCCAGATGAAAATGCTTTTGAAGAATTAGATGATGAATTAATAGATGATTTATATGAGAATTTAGTTGATGATTATAAAGAAAAAGTAAAAGATAAAGAAACACCAGATAATGTTTTAATAGTAATTGATGATTTTTCAAGCAGTGGTGCAATGAGTTCAAAAAGATTTAATAAAATTGCGAAAGTGTTTTGTAATGGTAGGAAATTCTTAATATCAATTGTAGTATTACAACAATCATATTTACATACTAATAAAACCATTCGTGAAAATAGCAGTGGATTAATATTATTTAATACATCTCAAAAAGCATTAGAAACAATAGAGGCAGATAATAATTATTTAAAAAGTAAAAAACAATTTTTAAATATGTTTCGTGATAATGTAAAAGAAGCAAGAGATTTTTTAGTTATTAATTATAGTAATCCATTTAATGAATTATATTTAGATAGTTCTTTTAATGTTATAGATACATCACAATATGAAATAAAAAAATAATACTAGATTATATTTTTTATGTTTTTATAATTTTTAAAAAATATATCATTCTATTATAAAATAAATAATATAATAATAAAATATGCCTAATAGACCACGAACAAATTTAGATAGTCATAGTGCTCATCAAGCAGTTTATCAAACAGAAATTTTAAGTGATAGTAAAGTATTACACCAAGATATAAAAGATGCTCAAACAACAACAAATAATAAATTAGATAGTTTATCCGGTGCTATTAATAATTCAAGTATAGGAGATGCCTCTATACGATTACAAACATATTGCTATGGCCATGATTCTATAAATGGACAAGCACGCGCGTTGAAAGTGGATTCAACAGGCCGTTTAGAATGTAATGTAGCAGATATTGAATTACATACCGGTGATATTGCTCTTTCTGTTGATGGATTAGAAGCACTTATTGGTACAACAAATACAAAATTACAAAGTGATTTAGATTTCGCAGGACAACCTAATAGTATTGGTGATGGTTCTAATATGAAAAGGGTTATGAATTATGGACATGATAGCAGTAATGGACAACAACGCCCCTTGAAAATAGATGGGGACGGCCATTTACAAGTAGATTGTTTAAGTTCTGCTTTACCAACTGGAGGAGCAACAGAAGCAAAACAAGATGTAATTGAAGCAACTTTAACTAATATAGAAACATCATCACAATTAATAGATGATACCGTTACTGCTCAATCTGCCGCTCATCCATCAAAAGCATTTGCTGTTGGTGGTAGATATTATGCCGATAATACTTTTAGAGATATAAGGGTTGATAATATAGGTAAAGTAATTATTGATACTCCAACAGGAAGTGATTTAGATACTAGATTAGCAACACTAGGAACCAATACAACTGGATTAAATAACTGTGTTAGTGGTAATGAATTACAAGTTGATGTAGTTAGTATGCCAACAACAACTATATCAGGAACTGTTACTGCTAATTTATCAGCAACAGATAATGCTGTTTTAGATGCTATAGCACTTGATGGCGATAATATTCAAACTAAATTAGATACTTTAGAAGCATCTTTAACTAGTATGGAAAGTAAACAAGACGCACAAGAAACCACTTTAAATGCTATTCAAACAGCAGTAGAAATTATTGATAATTGTATATCTGGTAATGAAGCACAAGTTGATGTGATTAGTATGCCAACAACAACAATAACAGGAACTGTAACAGCAAATTTATCAACAACAGATAATAATGTTTTAGATGCTATAGCAGTTGATGGTGATAATATTCAAACTAAATTAGATACTTTAGAAGCAAGTTTAACATCCATGGAAAGTAAACAAGACGCACAAGAAACCACTTTAAATGCTATTCAAACAGCAGTTGAAGGAACTTTAACTGTAGGTTCACATAATGTAACTAATGGTGGAACATTCGCAACACAAGCAACAATTCAAAATTCATCTATAGCAGTATCAGGAACAGTAACAGCGAATTTATCAGCAACAGATAATGCTGTTTTAGATTCTATTCTTGCTAAAAATACTCAATTAGAAGCCCTTTTAACAACAATAGATGCTGATACATCTCATATTAAAACTAATACTCAATCAGTTGAAGACTGTATTAATAACGATATATTAAGTGTAGGAACTAAAAAAAGTTATACAAGTGAAACCTCTATTATTTCAGGACAAACAGTTACAGGAAGTGGAACACATACAACATCATCAATAGCAAATGATGCTAATAATATAGAATTTATCGTAGAACATAATTTTTCAGGTAGTGATGTAAGTTATGAAATATTTGAAAGTATTGATAATAGTAATTTTTTTAATGCTATGGGTATGACTTTTAATGAAAGTGGAGACCCTAGTGCAGGTCTTACAGGTATTAATGTAATTCAAATTAAAAGTCCTCATTTTAAAGTTAAATTTACTAATGGTAATGGTTCAAGTAGAGATGTAACATTATCTTATGTAGCAATTAAAAATTAGAAACCTTATAAATTAAATAACCTATAGGAATATAAATTAAAAATCCAAAAATAATAACTAGAACCATTTTTAAGTTTTTTAATAATTTTTTAAATATACTATTATTTTATATCTAGTAAAAAAACTTATAATATGACAGAAGTAAAAACCCTTATAAGATTACATTCAACAGATGAAAGCGGATTATTTGAATGTAATTTTAACGAAGAAATAGAAGTAACGGAAAAATCAGAAATTGCTTTACATTCAACTAATTTTAAAATATTTAATAAAGCACTAAATGTAACAAGTGGTGATATAGGTCGTTTTTTTATTGAAATAGAAGAACCGACAGATCCAGACGGCGAAGCATATGAATTTGAATTATCTATTCCATCTTTTGAATATACTAAAATGGATGTAGAAGATTTATTATATGAATTAAATGATGAAACTAATAAAGTAATAACAGATTATATTGAACAAGATGCTCAAGGTGTAGGAGTTGTAGGTAGTTTTGAAACATTTATAAGAGGACGTCAAGCATTATGGGATTTAAATAATGAAGGTAAAATAAGATTTAGAATAAAAGCACAACACATGATACAATTAAGTTTAACAACAGAAAACACATATAAAAATATGGTATTTGATAATGATTATTTTTCAAAAACTGATGCTATTTTATCAAACAATATAAATCAAAATTATTCTTATTCAAAGTTAAGATTTATAAAAGGATGTGGATGTGCTAGAACTCAAATATATGATTTTAATGATAAAGGAGATGGAGGGGCATCACCTAATTTTATGGGTCTAGGATTAACAACAAGAGATGATAAATTAAAAGATGGAACAATAGATTTAGATGATTTAGATTTTGCTTTATATACTGGTAATGAAATAGCGGATGGTTATAGAACACGCATATTAGTTGAGGGTGTATCAACTGAAACAATACATGGAGGAACAACACCATTATTATTAGGGACTGGAGATAATCGTAATGATGTAATGCAAATTGAATTAGTAGGTAATAAAATGTTTTTTTTAATTCATAGAAATAATTCAACTGTTGTATCTTTAAATGCTGGTGAAGAAATAACATTTGATAAAACTTATTATGTTGTTTATTTTATTGCTGGTTTAGAAGCAAATAATAAATTAAATGATGTAAGATATAACATTGATCCATATCAAAAATTATCAGAAAATTTCCAAGGTGTTATATTTAAAAATCCATCTGGATTAACAACACCTCATAATTCTGGAACAGATCCAACAATAGAAACACATTATTATTTAGATTTAAACACATTTGATTTTGCTAATTTCCTTGGATTTGAAGAATTAATTTATCAATCTAGTGAGAATAATTTATTAGATCAATTCAAAGTAATAGCAGAAACAATATTTAAACATATATCTCATTCTAATTCATATGTTATTGAATTACTAGATATTCAATTAGATAGTTTTGATAGTTTTAGTAATGGAAGAAGAAATATATTAAGTGTAGTACCGACAAAAGAAGATGTATTGAATACTGTTTCTGGAATGTTAAGATATGAACCCAATACACCAACTTTTATATCATTAAAAAATAAAGAAAGGAAATTTGCTATTAGAAATATAAGAGCACGCATATTAACTCAAGACTTACAACCAATAGATACAAACGGATTAAATATAATAACTGTATTATTAAAAACAATTATGAATTGATTTTTTTTGATTTTTTTACAATATAAAATTATAATTACTAGATTATTTTTTAGATGATATTGAAAAATATCGTTTTTTTTACATAATATTGTAAAAATATCGTTATTTTTCCATATTTAGACGGTTTTTTTATTAATTGTCTATTAATTAAACCATTTAAGGACATAAAATTATAATTTTATTATATATTTATGGTCTTTTTCTTAGATAATACTAATAAAAATCGTCTAAATCATTGAAAAATATCAAAAATAATCAAAAATCTTGAAAAATAATGAAAAATTTACAGTAATACAAAAATTTTAAATAACATCTAAAAAATAATCTAGTAATTAGAATTTCATTTTGTAAAATTTTTAAAATATTTACAATAATTATTTTTTAATTAATAAATCCTTATCTATCTTAGCAGACTTACTTCCTTTTGATACAGATGCATACACTCTAGAATATGCCCAAGCCTCAGCTGATTTCACTTGAGGTCTTACTGATTGTGGATTTGTTTTATATGCTCCTATTCCTTTATTATATATTCCTTTTAATCCTTTTAATTCATATCCACTTAATTCACTTATTTCTTTTAAACTATTACTTTTATTTAATGGTTGTTTATGTTTCTTATTAAATTTTTGTTTATATGTTAATGCTTTTTTTTTATCTTTCTTTTCTTTTATTTCAAATAATTCTTTTTGTGTTTTCTTTTTCTTTTTAGGTTCATTAGGAATTAAATCCTTTACTATTTTTTTTTGACTTGCTATTATCATTATTTATTTTATATTATATGGTTAGATTTAAAATATTGTTCTAGTATATAATTATCATGTGGTCTTGTCGTCTTTGTGAAAAAGAAACAGTTATTATAAGTAATCTATGCCCTAAGTGTCGTAAAGTAAAACACCTTTTAAATTTATATGGTGATGATGTTTATAAAGTTTTAGAACAATGCTTAATAAGAAATCAAAAACAACAATCTTTTAAAGTAAATAAAATTAATAAAAAAGGATTAGAAATAGAAACAGATAATTCAAATGATAGAGATTATAAAAAACAAAAAATAGAAGTATTAGATGATACATCATATAAACAAGTAAATGATGAAATGCTTGATGAATTAAAAAATAAATTAAGTAAATTATAATTAATTATTTATTGCGTTTAAAATGTTTTATTTTTTGCTTTCAATATATTATAAATATATAATACAGTTTTAAAAAATAATGTCTAGTAATTTTATTATTCCTAATAATTTAAATTTAACTATTTCAAATACTAATAAACCACCAGCAATTATTTATAAAATAATTTGTAATGATACAAATATTAATGATAGTTATGTTGGAGCAACAACCAAATATAAATTAAGAATGGAACAACATAAACATTCATGTAATCATTCTAATAGAAAAGTATATCAATCAATTAGAAATAATGGCGGATGGAATAATTGGAAAATTCAAATATTATCTGTTGTTCCTAATTGGAATATTCAAAGGGATTATAGATTGATAGAGAAAGCGATGATTGATTTACATAAACCAAATTTAAATATGAATATACCAACTAGAACAACAAAACAATATCATAAACAATTTCCAGAAAAAATAAAACAATATATTAAAAAATATCAATTAAAACATAAAGAAAAAGTAAAAGCAAATAATTTAAAATGGAGAGAAAAGAACAGGCGAAAATTAGCAGATATTAGTAATGAATGGTATGCTAAAAATAAATTTAAAATAAAACAAAGAAATAATACACGATTTATGTGTTTATGTGGTTCTAATACAAATTACCATCATTTTAAATATGGAAAACATAAACATTGTAAAAAACACCATAACATGGTTTTAAAACAAATAATAGAATCAAAAAATAAATTAAAACATAAT